GGTTTAGCAATTTGACTTCTGATCTTGATAACGCTACGCCTGAAGAGATTCAAATGGCGGCAGCTACAAAATTCTCTGACGCGGTGGACAGATTTGCAGGCGGGAGTGCCATTTCTGGTGCCGCTAATGCGGCTACAGGAAGCGGAATTGGCAGTGCCTTGATGAGTGCCTTGCCGTGGGTTGGCGGTGCCGCAGGCGTTGCGGGGTTGGGCTATATGGCAACTAAAGGCGGTGACTGGAGTAGTGGTTTAAAAGATCTTGGTGCTAATTTTACAACTAAAGCTGGTAGTGCATTAACACCTTCCGGCAATCCTATGGAGACATTAGATCCACGTACAGGGTTGTTTGGTAAAATGGATTCTTTTGATGCTGATGTTACAGGCTTATTTAATAATAAGAGTAGCAGTAACAAGAACGGCTGGTCAGCTGGTCTATCAGATTCTTTAGCTAAGAGTACCCCTGACACTACAGGCCTGTGGGATATAATTATGAAACCTATTAAATGGTTCTTTAGTTTAATAGGCGATGGTTTTACAGGAATTATGTCATTCTTTACGGGTGCTGGGCAGGGCGTTGGGACTAGTTCAGGTAAGCCTGAAAGTGCTACAAGCCCCTTAGATAGTCTTAAGCTTAAGTTTGCTAATGGCGGACCAGTCTCAGGCGGTGGTACAACTACTTCTGATTCTATACCTGCAATGCTATCTGATGGTGAGTTTGTAGTTAATGCAAAGGCTACCAAAGAAAACAGAGAAATGTTGGAGCGTATTAATCGTGGTGAAGTAATCAAACGTTCACTAGGCGGTATTGTCTCAATGGGTACAAGCCTTGCAGGAAGAGCTATTGGCGGTAAAACAGGAACAGCCCTAAGTTCATTAGGTTCTATTGCTAGTGGTGTTGCAGGCATGCTATCTAGTCAGCAAGCTGAACAAGCCGCTGAGTCTTTGTTAGCCGCATCTCAACACTTAGAAACAGCCGCAACAGCCTTAGAAAACTTTGCAGCCACTGGCAGTATGGGTGGCGGTGCTGGTGGTTTTGGCGGTCTTAATGGCAGTACAATCGGCTTAAACGGCATTCCAGAGGGTATGACAAATTTCTCTAGACAGACAGGTATGGAGGGTGCAACCACTCAGGGTATTGCCGATACAAGCGGTTATGGCGCTACGCCTGGATTAACACCAATATCTAGTGTAGGTATGGGTGATCTATCGGCTTCAGGTGGTATGGTTGGTGGTGGCGGTGGAATGTTTGATGGTATTTTTGACTTCTTTTCAAAATTAGATTTTGGTAAGATGTTTGGAAGTCTTGGCAGTCTGTTTGGTCTTGGGGCTGCTACTGGTGGACATATTGTTGGCCCAGGTTCTGGTACTTCTGACTCTATTCCAGCTAACTTGTCTAACGGTGAGTTTGTCGTAAACGCAGCAGCTACTAAGGGTAATCTAGGGTTATTACACTCTATCAACGCTGGTAAAAAGGTTCAACATCGTGCCCTAGGCGGTTTGCTAACAATGATTCCAGGACTAGTTGGTGGTATTGGTGGTATGATTAAAGGCGGTGGCGGAGGTGGTGCAGGTGGTATTATGGGCATGATTTCGCAGTTACTTGGCCCCTTAATGAAGCTGTTTGGTGGCGGTGCAGGTGGTGGCGGTATTATGAGTTTATTTGGCGGTACTAAAGCAGCTACTGGTGGAAAGATTGTTGGACCAGGCTCTGGTACTTCGGACTCTATTCCTGCAATGATATCTAATGGCGAATTTGTTGTTAATGCCGCAGCTACTAAGGCAAACCTTGGTCTTCTCCATAGCTTAAATAGTGGCCGTCAACACTTTGCAGAAGGTGGTTTAGCTGGCGTTTCAAGTGGCATTATGACAACACCGACTTCAAAAGGCTTTAAACCAATATCGGTAGATAAGTCAACAAAGAGTACTCAACAGGTAGTTAACCTTAATATAACAGGTGATATCTCTCGTCAAACTAAGTCAGAAATCTTTAAGATGATGCCTACAATTGCGAGCGGTGTTAATTTACAAAATAAAGAAGCAGGAATTAAACGATAATGATACACGGTATCCTAGATGATTCAGGCAATATAATTGCATCCTTTGTAGTCCCATTGACTGTAAAGAGCAATCAGCCAGTATTTGTCTCGGATACCCTTTCGTTAAAGCGTGCGATCCAACGTAGATCTTCTCAGAGATGGGAGATAGAGACTCGTCTATCTCCTCTCAAGGAATCAGCTAACGATTTGATGGTAAACTTTATAACAAAGGGTTTCGACACAGTACATCAAATTATAGTCCCTCAAAATTATGCTGTTTTTACAAAAACAACTGCTAAGGGACTTGTTCAAACAGATACAGTTAATAGAGTAGCCGGCTTAACTCAGCTTGCTATTGCTATGACAGCTATAAATGCAGGTAAGCTAATACCTAGCGGGACATTCATTAAGTTTGCAAATCATTCTAAGATCTATATGGTTATCGAGAATTGCACTATGTCAGAAACACAGGTGACAACACTTAAAATATTCCCACAGCTAAGACAAGCAGTTCCAGCAGGTACATTAATCACATATAGTGATGATGTTAGAATGTCTGTACGATATGATACAGAAGTAGTAACCGGGATGGTATATGAAGACGGTTTACTAATGGATAATGGCGTTATTAAATTAATAGAGGCGTTATGATAACTTTTACCCCAAATGTAAAGTGGGCACTACAACAAGATACTATTGAAGCTTTTTATATGCTTCGTATTCTACAAGAAACAGATTGCACGATAGCTGCTGCTGCAGTAGGTGCCACTACAATAAGTTTACTCCCTGCAGTTCCAACACAAAATAAAGTAATAAGAGCTGGCGCAATTGTTAAATTTGCAGGCGATACAAGTAGTTATTCAGTTGTTACAGGCGGAGATCTTTCTGATACTGTTGCAACTACTGTAACTATCACACCAGCCTTAACAAGTGCAAAGCTTGTAAATACAAAAGTTACATTTGAATACAATGTAATACATAGTACAAGTTTGTTTATGGATATAGATCTACTAGATTCTGCAGATCTTCCTGTGCCAGGGCATAGCTACATTTCAGATGATACAATTGCAAGTGTGGATGCACCACAAGCTACTACTAACGTAGATAGAGAACAATTTAGAATTTTACTAAATGATCCACGGCTAGAATCAATGGAAACTGTGTTTAATAATTTAATTGGTTATCCTATTGAAGTTAGACTAGGCTTTTTAAATGTTGACACTTGTCTGCCTTTTTTCAAATTTTCTGATACTCTTTTAGTGTATAAAGGACGTGTAGATAGTACGGCATACTCGATTAAGACACAAGAAATGGGCGAAGCTGTATTACAAGTAACTGGTTCAAGTCCAATGAGAAGCTTAGACGCAAAGAATTCATTATTTCTAAGCAGAGATTATGTACGTCAGTTAACTCCAAAAGATTCCTCTTGTGACCAAATCTTTGAAGGATCAGAAGCTCTTGTATTAAAGTGGGGTAGAATCTAATGGTATTTTTAACACTAACACTTGGCATGTGGCTTATGGTAGCAATGGTTGCTATCTCAGTCGGAATGACAATTTATAGCTTAATGCAAACACCACCAGCCTTTGACACAAGTGCTTTAGAAGCTCGTAAAGGAGCTGAAGTTGTTATTGAAGGAAAGTCAGAAGATCTCCCACTAGTTTATGGAAGAGCTATGGTAGGTGGCGCACGTGTATTTCATGCAGTATCTAGTGACTTTAACTACGTAGCACCTAATGCAGATAGAACGTTTGCAACAGGTGTTAATCATACGGTAAATTGGACTGCAGAAAAATATGTAGTTCAAAATCCACGTGGACCAAATGCAACGCTGTTAAAAGTAGCTAGTACAGGTACAACTGAAATTCTCACTCAATTAGCAAAAAGTATTAACGGTAGGAAGAATGAATTTTTATACTTTCAACAAGCAATTTGTCAAGGCCCGATTGGTGGTGTAATTGATGTTGTATTAGAATCATCGCGTTATTTAGATGACGCAACCTTAGCTACATTTGGTGCTCCAGATAACCTTGCTACTGGTGAAAAGCATAAATGGAGTGACCCGAAAAAGGCTCGTACAGCTGTTAGGATTGATGTACATTACGACCTAGCGATGAATGTTGCAGACAGTATTATTGCAGCTAATTTCCCTGAAAGATCAGATGCTACTTTTAATAATATGGTATATGCTTCTGCTACAGTACGTACAGATAGAGACGATCCACAGTTTAGCCAACCACCTAGCCTACAGTTCTATATAGAAGGCAAGAAAGTTCGTAAGGTTGTAAATGGAGTACTAAATACAAATTTTGAGTATAGTAATAACCCAGCTTGGTGTTTGTTAGACTATCTATTAGACGGTCTCTCTGGTGCATCAATTCCTATTGAAGAGATTAATCTTCCAAGCTTTGAAGCTGCTTCTTTAGTTTGTGATTATATTGTTGAGCCAAGTGTAACAACAGCGGGAAAGATTTGGCAGAATACAGAAGGAGATCGCAATATTCATACTAGAGCTTTGCCTCTTTATGAATGCAACATGGTCATTGACACTAAGAAGCCAATTAGAGATAATATCACCGGCATGCTAACTAGTATGGGTGATGCACGTTTAGTGTGGTCACAAGGGCAGTATAAATTAAGTCTTCAATACACACATACAAGTAATGATGATTTGTTTATTGTAGCTGAGCTTGGTGAAGATGACTTAGTGCTTGACCAAGAAGTTGAAATTAATTTACCTTCAGCTAGTGATCGCTTAAATTACTGTACAGTTAAGTTTCATAATGAATTGTCTAATTTTAAAGAAGATTCTGTAAGCTGGCCTCCTAAGTTTCCTGGTAAGGTTTATAAAGGTGTTGGCGGTAAGAAATACCCTATTGCAGATTATAGTTACACAGAAGACAATGATGATGGTACCTTTAATAAGGGCGCCAATTTATTAAACTCTGTAGGTGTCTGGGGATCTACTCTTAATACTACATACTTAAGCTATCATATCATTTTGACTTATGAAGATGTTATGGACCCCATTACTAATCTGCTCGGACCTGTTAAGTTAGAGTACACAGGTGATAATCAGATTAGAATTAAGGTTAGCGACAAAACCACTAGTAACCTTTATTTAGATCAACAACACAAAGACTGGAAATCAGTAAAAACATCTACAATCACATTACCAATTCTGCCGGGTGAAACACAAGTTTTTCATATAGAAATATGGGGAACAAATACTAAGGGAGACAAAGCTGTAGCTGCTAGGATGACTAATGGCCCTAAAATATTGTGGACAACTCGTGAATCAGCTTACTCAGATGTATTAGAAATTGATAACACTAGTACGACATACTCAGTCTTCTTAGAAGAAGATGGCGGTACTAAGTTAGAAATGGAAACTTCAGTTGAAGCAATGACAGATCCTTATCATGCAGCAGCTAAGGCAGAAGAATACGTAAGAATGAGTCGATCATCTTTTGTAATTAAATTCAAATATGTTGTAAGAGAGAATTATCTAGAGCCTGGCGATTTCGTTAAACTCAACAGTCCTACACTTAATCTTGCAGGTGAAATATTTAGAATCAATTCTGTTAAGATTGTTGAGGGCAATAATTGTGAAGTAACTGCGCAACGCTTTGATCATTTACAATTAGCTTGGTCGCAAAAAGATGACCAGTTTATGGTTCCGCCAAATATTTATAGTAATCTTTTTAATCCGCCAAGAAATCTTAAATACATACCTACGGGTAGTTCCCGATTAATTACATCAGGTACTTTAACTTGGGACGCTCCAAGTGATTCTGTAGATTTGGCTTATTATATTGTATCTGTACACGAAGCCGATGGACCCGTTCGAACTAACAATGCTCCAATTTTTAGAGAATTAGGGCGCGTAGCTGAAAATTATTATGTATTACCTAAGCTAGAAGCTTTTAGCGCAATATTTTCAGTAATGGCTGTTAGCACATCTGGGCGTCGTTCTACTACAATCTATACTGGTGATAAAGCACAAATAATAGATGTTTATGACTCGTATCTATTTGATGGGTTAACAGTGTCACGTAGTAATCTTATTGTAAATTGGACGGCCTGTAATGTATATGAGAGCGGTGTTCTATTAAAAGCTTTACCAGCGGGTACAGCCACATGGACAGAAGGCCTGTTGTTTATCTACTTTGATTTTGTTAATGATAAGATTATTAAAGCTACAACAGATTATGCTGAAGTTTATAATGGCGTTATATTAGCTACCTTTGATGGTGTTGATCTTAATTTGAGTGTATCAGAATTAGATGCGCCTGCAGTATTAACTATTGAAGGACGTACCGATACAGTATTTGATTCTAAAGACGCTAAGATTGTTTGGCAAGCTAATTCTTCAAACCGTTCAGCAAGTACTTTCTTAAAACATTATCTTGTTCAAGTGCTTACTACCGCAGATGTATTAAAGAAGGCTTATGTAATTACACCTGATAAAGATGATGCAGGTTCTTTGCTAGTTACTGATACAATGAATTTAGAGTTGTTCGGAACATTAACTCGTAGCTTTAAAGTTCGTGTATATACAGTTGATTCTGCAGGATTGCTATCGGCAACACCTAAAGTTTCTACTATTACGAATGCAGCACCTTTAGTAACAACTTTAGAACTAACACCAACTGTTAAGGCTGTGTTTGTAAAAGCTGCAATCATGTCTGAAGATGATATTGTTAAGTATGAATTTAAACAATATGCAACTGAAACAGCAACAACTGCAGAAAATACAGTAACAACAGTTAGTAATAGTTGTACATTTCCTACAGCTGACGATTTAGATCGTTGGTACACAGTGACTGGATACGACTACTACGGTATTGGTGTCGAGTCTGCGCGTATGAAAGAGAAGTCATTATCACAACCGCAATCAACTGGTTATGCGTTCTTACGGTATGCGAGTGATACACCGCCTGTTGCACCGACTGGTGGTACGTACCTACTGCCGACACCCACAGCAGGCACAGCAACTGACCCACTTGGCACGCTGGCGTGGGAGGATGGCATCCCTGATGGCACGGCACGCTTGTGGCAGACAACGCGAATATTCACGGCTGACGAGCAACCACCGCATCAAACGGCATGGCAAACACCACAGTTAGTGGCAAACACTGCTACAACAAAGTATCAATATAGCTCTGTCAATCCACCTACAACAAGTTATGCAGACTGGGCGGATGCGCCTGGATTAACAACGTTGTATATGAGAGTTGGTATATCTAAAGATGGTGCAGATGGTCCATGGGAATGGGGAGCAGCTTATAAGGTTAAGGGCGAAGCACCTCAAACTAGTTTCTTATCTACTGTGTTTACTAGAAGTACAGGCAATACAATACCACCTTTGCCTACTGGCGGTACATTTCCAAGAGGTATTCCTAGTGCCCCCTGGTCTGATGGTATTCCTGCTGGTACAGGTAAGATTTATACTTCTAATAGATTATTTACTAGTGACGGCCAATCGCCACAAGATTCTACTTGGAATACAGTAACTTTAATGGTTACTAACGACAAGACTAAGTTTCAGCTTAATAATAGCGATCCTGTTGATAGCAATGCGTGGTACGATTCTGATGATGCTAGTAAAGACCCTACGCTTGCAATCTATATGCGTATTAATTATTCTGAAGATGGTGGTACAACTTGGTCATATGGTGCTCCTTCAAAAATAAAAGGTGAAAAAGGCGTTCCTGGTTATACAAGTTTTGTTAGTACTGTATTCACCAGAACAAAAGGGATTCCCTTACCTACACCTCCATTACCTTCTGGTGGTAGTTTTAATAGTGATGGTTTGCCAACCGATGGAGTATGGACTGACGGAATACCTGCCTTACCTGGGGTACTCTGGAGTTCATATAGAACTTTTTCAAATGATCCTGCAGAAGCAGCTACCAACTGGTCTACACCTGTTCGTATTCTAGATGATAGCAATACGGATTATCAATTCAGTCTTACAAATAGTTCTGACAATAGTACATGGCAAGACAATGAATTTGAAGGCGCTGTATACATGCGTATTGGTACATCCGTTGATGGTGTAAACTTTGTATATGGTACAGGGATCAAGATCAAGGGTGAGAAGGGTAATCCTGGTTTTATTTCATTTAAGAGTACTGTATTTACTAGACGTGCTGCAAATAACCCTGTTAATACAAAGCCTACTGGTGGTTCTTTTGAACAACCGCGTCCTGTAGAAACAGAATGGGAAGATGGTATACCAAGCGGTGAAGGTATTGTATGGCAATCATACACTACATTTACAAATGATGTTACTGCAGCTACGCCTATTTGGAGTGATCCTGAAGCTGTTATTAATGATGATAAGACTAAGTACTATTTTAATACTACTAATGCAACTACAGGTTGGTCTGAAACACCAGACATTAATACTGTGTGGATGCGTATTGATACCAGTATTGACGGGTTCTTAACAACTATTACTGGAACACCTTTCAAGATAAAAGGTGAAAAAGGTGATGACGGTTATGCAGTATTTAAGAGTACTGTATTCACTAGACGTGCTGCAAATAATCCACCGTTAGAAGCACCAACAGGCCTTACTTCTGGCAGTCTTCCGGTGAATACCGAATGGAAAGATGGAATTCCTCCGTTGCCAGGTATTCTTTGGGAATCACATGCATCTATTAGTACAGATCCTTTGATAACAACTACAACATGGTCATTTCCAAAGCAAATCTTAGATGATAATAATACAAAGTATTACTTTAACAGTGCTAATGTAGCTACAGGGTGGTCACAAGCACCAAGTACCACTACTGAATGGATGCGTATTGACACAAGTAGTGATGGCTTTTTAACTACTGTTACTGGTACACCATTTAAGATTAAAGGTGAAAAGGGTGAAACAGGTTCCGGAATTGATATAAGGTTAACAAAAGAATTAGTTTATATTCCTACAACATTGGCAGATGTTTCTGATTATTCTAATGCAACTACAGGTATTGTTGTTCAAAACAATAATGTAGATGTTGTGTACTCAGCAACTGCTGTTACGCTTGTTGGCGCATTACCTAATACCTATAGTGTAACTTTTGAAAAAGAAAATCTTACAGGTACACCTTCTTTAGAAGTAATTAACGGGGTTGTTACGAGTAAAGATTTTGGTACAATTACACAAGGTGTTGCAAGACTTATATTTGTTATTACAATAAAAGATCAGTATGGAAATATACTAGGCCCGTTTAAGAAAGCGCAATCACTTGTGAAGCAATTTCCTGATGGCGTTTTAGATCTTTTAAATACAAGTAAGGAACAACTTAGTGTAAATGGAACAGTCTTAAATCCTGTAACAGATATTACAGTTACGTATTCTCCTGATAAAAATGGAGATGGCCGTACTGATGGTTTTATAAACTGGCAATACCCTCTTGATGCAGCCATAAGTGGTTTTGTAGTATGCTATAATAACGTTAGATATGCCCCAGGTACAACTGACTATATACTTTCTGATTATACTTGCGAAGATGTTTTAAACAATATTAAACATCAGATTGTACAAATTGGTACAGGCTCAAGAGTTGTTAGAGTACCCGATATGGGTACGGAAAGTCATCGAGTTGGTTTTGTATTTGCTTTTAGAATACTATCAAAAGATACCTGGGATAATTACGCCTTCTCCAAATTAAAGCACAAAGGTGAGTATTATGCTGTTTCTTCACCAACAGTGCTTGGCACCACTATTGTAGAAAAGAGTGCGCCGAATCGTTATACTGATGTTGTAAACAAAGACATGGAAATAACTCTGGAAGACGGCACCACAATCAAAGTATCTGAAATCTTTGAAAACGGCCTTAGAGTAAATGTTATTAATAGTAACGTAGCATTAGTAGCGCCTACTGATGGTACGGTTGCATTTACTTATTCTAACGCAGATGCTGTCAGTAGTAGTGTAAATCTGCAAATCACATTTGAAGCAAGTAATGTAATAGCTGTAACATCTGGATATGCTTTTTGTGTTATAAGTAAAGATACTGCAGATTTAGTCCAATTTGAAAATTTGACTGTAAAGCAAATTATGGAGACTAAAAAGACATTTACAAAATTTGTTGATGCAGCTAATGGCATACTACAGCCAAATGGTAGATTCAAGTATTCTGTTGAAGCAGCTAATGTTCCTGGCGCACTAAATCATGCTGTATATATTTTTGCATTTAGATATGCA